AGTATCGTTATCTAGGTTTTGAACTATCCATTTCCTGACATTTGGAAACTCTTTTGCTTTTAGATAATCTGTAAGTTCTTTTATATTTACATTGTCTAAATTAGCAAGTATACCAACATCTATTTCTCCTCCCACAGAATATCTTTGACACTCATTCAAAACTCTTCTCCAATCAGGAAAATATTTACTTATAAGTTCTGCTATAACCTTTTTATCACCTTTTACATTCTCTGCTAAAAGGATATCATTTATTCTTTTAAAAAATTGTGCTGCGATTGATGGTTTATCATGTCTACCAATACTAAAGTCAATAACAGAACACCTGCTATGGAGAGGTTCGATGATTTTGTTCTTATAGTTGCAGGTGAAGATAAATCTACAGTTTTTATAGAACGCTTCAATGTTTGCTCTAAGAAGGAGCTGTACGTCAGAGGTTGTGTTGTCCGCTTCGTCAATAATGATGACTTTATGTTTTGATTCGCTCGTGAGAGAGACTGTTGATGCGAAGTTTTTTGCTTGGTTACGAACCGTATCCAAGAACCTACCCTCATCAGAACCATTGATAACATAAAAATCAGTTTTTAATTGTGTGCACAGTGCCTTTGCAACTGTAGTCTTACCAATGCCAGGTGGACCTGACAATAAAAGATTAGGAATCTCGCCAGTATTTAGAAAATTTTTAAACGTATTTTTGATACGATCAGGAAGAATACAATCGTCAATAATTTTGGGTCTATATTTTTCAACCCATATAAAATCACTCATGATCTAGTTTTTTTATCTGGAAAAGATTTGATTTTTGGTATTTTTTTATCTTCTTATATTTTTTCATCACATCTGCAAGCACATCCTTATTGATACGTACTTTAGGTTTCTTTTCTTCATCCATATGTTGAGTCGGGTTCTAATGCAATAAAGTATGTAAGTTTATAATCTGGATTATAAAACTTTGCTAAATTTTTCTTACTAATAGAAACCTTATAACTACCAGAAACTAATTTTATATTTTCAATTTTGAAATTGAATGAGAAATTTTTATCAGTTTGACTGACAACAATAGCAAATTCATTAGAAGTATCATTCTTACGATCATTGACAACTAACTTAGTAACACCCTCTGATCCAACAACTGATAAATCAGGTAAACCAAGAACCGAGGCGGACTTCATAATTTTTGTCAATTGTTCTTCATTCAAATTGAATGTAACCTCTTCACTAGGAAGAGTCATTTCTTTTTCTGGTGGTGCAATGATTACACTAGGATCAGAAAAGAAGTACTTAGACATTTGATGTGTCCCTGATTTTATATGTGCAAAATTAGGATTAGATGATACATCTATGTCAGCGTCTTTGTACAAAGATAATGTATTTAAGAATTGCGGTAAATCATATATTGCAAAATCTTTAGGAATGAACTCTTCAATTTCTGTTTCTGCTAATACATTTTTCATAACAGAAATTGTACGTAACTTTCTGCCTTCTCTAAAAGACAGTGATTGATTGATGGTCGTAAAGTTCTTGAGAATTTCTAAAGTTTTATCAGATAATTTCATAGCAGGTCGCAGTTTCATTGTAAAGTTACTTGTCATAATCTACAGTAAATGCAGATGGTTGATTGTTATAGATGGTAGATGCTTTTTCTTGTTTATCATTAAAATGAAGCAAGAGCACAGCATAATGGATTATCTTGATGATATCCTTTCGTGCTGTGCCCTTTCTGTCATATCTTGAGGCATACTTCAGTATGTTACTTCTACAGAATGCTTCGGCATCTCCAACAGAGTCTATGAGATCTAGAGTTTGAACTCCTCCACTGCTGTAATGCCCTCTGTAAGTATTGCTTATATATTCAGAGATTTCATCTAAAATCTCTTTTTCACGGTACTTCATACATGTAGGTTAGATCAATATTAGTATAGCATACTAACCAATGCTTTGCAATGTTGCAAGAATCATAGATGTGATGAACCAATATGGAACATATTTAAATGGAAAAGGTTTCATATCAAACCTGCCATGCCTGCTGCTGTTCCTATAACAACAAAAAATCCAAACTCCATCAATGGGTAGTATGGACTATAAAATAATTTTTTCATGCTTTTTAGATTGAGGGATAAAAGTATAAAGACCTAAAATGTTATGCGTATGCTATCGAACCAATGTTGGTGAAGATGTACGCTGCGATAAGTGTTGTAAATACTAGATGTTGCATTTTTAAATTCCTTGGTAAACTGGTGACATTACTCCTCCACCCTCATCATCATCGTCATCATCAGATTTATCTAAGAATAATTCGATGAAAACGAACAATCCTATGGGGAAAAAACACCATAGGATTGCTAGTGATGGAGTTATTTCATACCCGTTCATACGAAACCAGGTATGATTTGTCCTGTAGTAAAGTAAGCACCTAGTGCTGCAATGATGCCGAGCATGGCGAATCTGCCATTTAATTTCTCAGCAACTACTTTTTGTCTTTCGACTTCTTTTGCGTTTGATGGATACATTTTAAACTATGCCTGGAATGAGTTGACCTGTTGTGAGGTAGGTTCCACATAGGATAATAAATCCTAACATTGCTGGTCTACCGATTGCTTTTTCTAAAATATCGTTGTTGTTCATTAGAAAATGCCTGGTATGATTTGCCCTGTTGTTGCGTATGCACCGATTGCTGCTACAACGCCTAGCATTGCCATCCAACCATTAAATTTTTCTGCTTCTGGAGTCATGTTCTTAGATTTGTAATAGGAGTAGAATTGTAAGAGACCTTGGTCTTAGAGGATACCTGGTATAATTTGACCAGTTGTTACATATGCACCTAGTAGTGCAACAAAACCTATCATTGCCCAACGTCCGTTCACCTTCTCAGCGTTTTGAGGGTATCCTGCATATGAAACTGACTCGTCAATATAAGGACGAGTATCTGTTGGAAACATGTTTTGTCTTCCACCAGACTCAGTGGTTGTGTACTTTTGAGTTTTTGAGGAAGTCATGTAATACTTTGTAAATTTATGTAACAATATTATATAGGAAATATAAAGACTATGTGGTAGTAAAAATACCTAGATAACCGTACAAACAATAAAAATACTAATAAGGTGTATAAGTATAAATTATCTTTCATAAAAAAACCCCTTACAATGTAAGGGGTTGATCCATCTCGAACTCAGATGTATTTAGAATAGGAACTTGACTCCTAATTTTCCACCCCAGTTGACAACATCGTCACCAGTTGCGTCTTCATTAGTTTGACCTGAGACCTCAGCATAAAGTGCAGTGTCTTCAGAGAGTGCATATGAACCACCGATCTTACCAGAAAGTTCTGTCTCTGTCGTATCACTTGCTTCACTATGATTGATTGAAGGACCGCCTTGTATGTAATAACCTAACTTTTCATTATAAACACCTTCGTATCCAAAATGAACATCTGTTGTGGCACCTGTATAATCTCCGTCAGGATATGAAAGATTAGACTCAATATTCACGTACGGACCAGCAAAAGCTGCACCAGCGAATAAGAATGGAGATGCTGCTACTGCAGCGATTGTTGATTTAATTGACATGTTTTTAATTTTATCTCGCATGGGCATAATAAAACCCTTGCGGATGATAGAACTTCCGACATGAAGTTCTTTGCATTACGCAGGGGTACGATCTTTCGATTCCTTTGTATCAGTATTTATTATACAACAAAATTATGTGTTTGTCAAACTTTTTTTTATACGTGAGAATCCTTTGACCTTTTCAAACTCTAAACAATTATTAAATTTATCATACAATTCGTTCTTATGACTAATAATAAAGACGTTAGCATCTTTTATAACAAACCTTACAATTTTTAAAAACTCATCCGTGCCAAACCCGTCAAGTGAGGAATCAAACACTTCATCCATAATTAATAAATTAGTAGCAACGCTGTTTTTGAGTCTAGCAACTTCTCTCCAAGTAAATAGTAATGATAAATCTATTCTCATTTTCTCTCCTTCTGAGAAAGATGCGTAAGAAAATTTTTCATGCACTGGAGTTTGAATATTTTCGTTGAACTCCTCATCTAATGTAAAATTGATAAAAAAATCCATACGTTGCAAGTAATTATTTACTTGTTGATTTATTAGAGGTAAGTACTTCCTTATAATACCAGACTTGACTCCATCGTCTTTTAGGAGGATATTGGATTGTTGGAAGTACTCAAACTCATCTTTTAGTTTTTCAAGATCCTCTAGGATCTTCTTAAGGTTGTCTTTGTATTCAGTTAGTTTTACATTTTCAATAGTTCTGTTCTCAAGCTTATCGGTAATGTCCTGAATTTCTGATTCCAAATCCTTTCGGAGTTTATTTGAGTTAGAGATACGAACATTAAGTTGAGAAATTTCATTCTGCAGGGTGGTAATCTCCTTTTGAAGTTTGAAAAACTTACGTTCTCTTTCCTCTTCCTTAGTAATTGCCTGCTCTATCTCAGACAAATTAGTTTCGTACTTGGAAATAACTTCTTGGAGGTGGTCAATTTTATTTACACGAAATGTCTCTTCTATATTTTGAGTGCAGGTAGGACAAACCGTATTCTTATCAAAGAAGTTTGACTCTGTGACTGAAGTTTGATACTTAGTTTGGAGTTTAGTTCTAAATGTATTAAGTTGTTTAATGGTAGCGGTTGATGCAGTATAAGTTTTTATTTCTTCTGATTAAATTTAAATAGTGATCTCTCCATTCATCATT